ATTAAATGATATGTTTAGAGCTTGAGCTTTGCGAAAGCGATATAACATATCATTTAGAGTGAAGCGTTAGCTTCGCTCCCTAATAATTAGAATACATGATAAGACACGATGGGGCTGTTGATACCCCGACTTCATGATCTGTTCTCTTCATGTGAGTACATAGAGATATCTATTCGATTATCAAGAGATCTCCTTGTGGTCTCTTTTTCGTCATGAGTGAATTCCTGGTAAATACAGATATACGTATACCCGGGAGTAAATTATCACATGAGATTTCATGAGTTTAACCAACAACTAGATGAAGCTCCACGTAGTCGATTCAAACAGGCATTACGTGGATTCGCCAGTCGAGTATTCAGTAAGATTCCAGGTGGTCGAGCGAAAGCCCTTAACTGGGCTGCTCGAGCAGATCTCGATGCCACCATCAATAATACATACGAGGAGTTTTCACAGTTCCTTGGTATGCGAGATAAATCATACCGGCAGGCAACTGGTGAAGATCTAAAGGACTTCTTCAAGAAGAAAGGAGTATCATTCAGTAACGAAGGAGAAATTCCTTCTGGTGTGATTCCCCCTAAAGAAATGGACCAGTGGATCACCCGAGTAGTATTTGAAGCTGTCACTGGTATTAAGGATCGTGCTGTATCAACTGGCAGTGAGAAAGAAGTTGAAAAGGCAGCCGGTAACTTATTCGGTACACCAATGGACATTTCAGGCAAGGGTCAAGGTTCAAAAGAAGAGCCATCACCTGAAGAACCATCTGATGATTTCGATATTCAAGATGAACCAGAAGATGTTGAAACGCCATCAGAAGTTCGTGAAGTTCCTGCTCTGGCTCAACATGTTGGAGCCCAGACTGATGATGGTTCATATGTTTATCGTGATGGCACATGGGTGACTGTTCCAGGCGAAGAAGAAGTGCCAGCTGAATCACTTCCTCCTGATGCTGTTGATATCATTAATGGTATTGCTTCAGCTGGTTCACCTGAAGATCTACCAGCTGGCACGCTTGTTTATACTTCGTCTGGTAAGAAGATCGAGTGGGATGGTTCAAGCTGGACTTCTGGCGGTAAGACCATTGGTGACAAGGACTACCAGGTTCTCATGAGTCATATTCTTGGTTCTGAGAGTGAAGAGTCGAGTGATGATGCTGGCCCAATGGAAAGTGTGGTTATTGAAGGCAGCGACGGCAACCGCTATTACTGGGCAGGTGCTCAGTGGATCAACGTCGAGAATAACCGCATGGCAAAGCGTGACATTTCTCGTGAGCTAGCAGCAAATGTCCCTGATCGTGTTGAGTCAAGTGACGACCTACCACGTGGTCTCCAAGTTCGCATGGATGATGGCACTGTCTATGAATGGCGTGGTGCCCAGTGGATCAACCCATCAAACAACCGCATTGCCAAGAAGTCAGTACAACGTGAAATTTATGACAAGGTACTCATGCAATCAGAAGGTGAATGATCCAGTCATGACATGGGCGGGGATTTACCCCGCCCAGTCTGTCTTAGTAGAATGGCAAACCAGAAGACTTTGTGACTTCCAAGTTTTCCTTTACTATGTCACCTATAATCTGTCGCTCTTCAACACTCAGAGTATAGGCTTCATTTAAGTTCATGCCACCTCGCATGTACCAGGAGAGTTTGAAGACTTCCTTCTTAATCGCCTTCTGTTCCCTCTCCATTTTGTCTACTTCTGTCAGGATCTCATCCACACTCCAGGATAAGATCCTTATCCGAAAAAATTTGCTTGGTCAAACGTAATCGGAACCTCAAAGGTTTCTGGCGCGCCTTCCTTGATTTCTTCTTCTGTTGCTTGAGCTTGCAGTGGTTCAATCTGGAACTTCTCACGTTGTTTTTCCAGATGGTCCGTAACAGTCTTGAAGAAATCCTTGTCAGTGTTTTCAATGAACTCGTTGATGTGATCACGATTGGTAACTGTCTCGTCACCAATCTGAATCGCATGTACACTCTTCGACAGAACACTGATAGTCACATCAGTCAACTTCTTGAAACTCTCGTTGAACTTGGCTAGTTTTTCAGAGTCTGGAATGGTCTGGTCATTGACTACTTTGAAGATGCGCTGTTCCTCAAATGTCTTGAGACTTGTGTCGGTAAACTCACGGTATGTCAGTGGTCTGATTTTGACTTTCAAGTCACCCACATCTATATCCGAGTTGAACTGTGATGTGACAAGTTTGTTCAGCAATTGACGTAGATCAACTTCAAAATCACGCTCGTTTCCGGAACCTGGAACTTTGGTTTCAATGGTTAGGGTGTCGCCATATGTTGCGATTCGGATAGCAATGAGAACAGCATCAAGGTCAATGCTGGGCATCTGCCAGGGATCTTTGATGGCGGGAACACAACTCTTGATGACATCCACAGTTGCCTGACCGTTCAAGAGAGCATCAGGAGTTTTCATTGACAGCTCGTCTTTTGCGGTCATCGCCATGACTGGCAGTTCACCGTTCTCTGGAAAGTCAATAGAACCAGGAGGGTAGAAATTTCCACCGCTGGGCAGTGTGATGAATACTTTTGGTTGACGAAAATAACCCGATAGTGGGTTTGGTGATACTTGGTCCACAGACTACTCCTAGTAGTTGATAAATACATAAAAGGGTTTTGTCCCTATATTTATCATTGGGATTTATAATGGTCGATCAAGTTGAAATTTCCAACGTAGGCAACTTCAGTGGAGTTTATGGTGTAGCCAGTGAACTCACTCTTGAGCGCCTTGCTGATACCATGGACAAGATGGCGAAGCAACAGGGAGCTGATGGCGCCGCCACGGTTAAGAAACTCAAGGAACTAAATCAAGAACTTGAGAATGGCATCAACGTATCGACCAAATACCATGACGCGATAAGCCAAAATACGGAACAAGTAGAAGAAAATACGGGGGCAGTCGAAGAGAGTACTGATGCACATAGAACCCTGGCTGATACCATGCTGGGTGTCTTCATGGGCGCATTGGGCACAGTTTCGGGAAGCCTAAAGGGATTAACCAGTGAGCTAGTTTTTGGCGGGGACCGAGTATCAGACTTCGCCCAACACATGCCAATGATTGGTGAAGTCCTGGAACCAGTCGCTGGGTACCTAGATGATACTTTTTCCATGTTCCGGGATCTATCGAAAGTTGGTGGTACCCTTGGGAACGATTTGATGGAATTCCGTAGGTCAACTGCTGAAATGTATCTGACCATGGAAGAGTTCACCACCTTCATGCGTGACAATTCAGACAGGATTGCTGCATATGGTGGTTCAGTCACTGAAGGTGTTCGTGACCTTCGTGAACTTAATGGAGCACTTGGATCCCATCGTGAAGATCTTCTAAACATCGGAATGACGTATTCCGATATGAACGATGCCCTGAGCCATTACATGTATCTCAACCGTGTTAACAGTCGAACTGAACAACGCGAACGAGAACTACAGGCAGAAGCTGCTGCTGAGTACGCAAAAACCCTGAATCAGTTGACCAAATTAACTGGTCAGGACGTCAACACAATGCGTGAACGGATAGCTGAAGAACAACGTGACATTGCTATCCAACGCGAACTTTCTAAAATGACTGAGGGTGAAAGGCGAGCTTGGCAACAATCATATGCTACTATTTCATCAATCAGTTCAGAAGCTGGCGAGGCCCTTCGACAAATGCTTCTGGGTCAGAGTCCACTAAGTGAGATGTCCAGAGTATTCGCAAGTCTTGCTCCCGAAGCCCGAGACGCCCTACAGCAACTTACTAACGATATTATGTCAGGTGAGATTGATCCAAATGATGCTGGTGCCATCCGAAAGAGAAGCCTGGATGCACTGGGCGACATGATGGAGGGGCTCGGACAATCCGGACAACGACTCGAAGATGTGCTGGCGGCGGTTTCAGCTTCTGGTGGTGAGATAACGGGTGCGCCTGCTCTGTTTGCAGAACTGCTCAATAACTTAAATCAGGACATGTCGCAGTTCTTCACTAACGGAGTGTTTGACCGTAAAAAATACGATGAACTGATTGAAACGGTCAATGATGAACAGAAATCGAGAGCAGAGACCACCGGAGCACTTGCTGAGTTTGATCAGGCATTAAAGAGTCTCCGACAGACTATAAAAATTGGCATCATTGATTCCGGAATCATCCAATCATTCGCGGGTGGAATTCAATACATATCTGACTATCTAAACTCAGAAGAATTCAAAAGTGCATTCAAAGATGTTGTTGATCAGATAACAAATGTAACCAATGCGTTTTCTGATCTTATGTCAGGAGACGTTGGGTTTGGTCAACTCGGCGATGCTATATACGACGCCATCACAAACGACAACGTGACTAAAGCTATCGGGATCGGGTTTGCTACTGCCCTAGGCTCGGCGGCGGTCATCGGAGGTATCTCAAAAGCGATCGGATCCATATTCACCAGAGGAACAGGAGCCGCAGGTGGAGCTGCCGGCGGGGTAATTGGTGGTTTGGGGCAAGGTTTAGGCAAGGGTATTAAAGGCGTCAGCACCGGTCTAATGGTCGCCGGTCGAGGAGCTAAATGGATCACACTTGGTGCGGCGGCTATTGCTGGTGCCATTGCCATAATCGGTGGCGGCATTGCAGGCGCCGCCTGGTTAACAGGCAAGGCGTTCCCAACACTTGCTGACGGTCTAGAAAGAATGAGTGAATTAGACGGTGAACGACTTGAACGTGTGGGCAATGGCATGAAGAACTTTGGTCTTGGGCTTGCCGCGTTCAGTGGGGGAACCGCAGCGAAGAACATAAGTGACACAATGAGTCTGGTTGCGGACGGGGTCTATTCGCTATTCGGAAAAGAACGTGAAGATGCATTTGACAAGTTGATTAAGTTCACATCAAAAGAAGTGAACATGGACAGACTCGAAAACAACGCAAAGTCACTGGTTATGTTCACTGAGACAATGAACCGGTTACCCCGACCGAAATTTACCGAGGCAGTGTCTGAATTTGCCGGAAGCCTATTCGACGGCAGTGGTGACCTTTTTGAAAAATTAAACGAATTCTCTGAATATAGCATTGACCAACAATCAGTTCAAAACCTGGGTAGTTTCACGTCAAAACTTGAAAGATTGTCTGATATTGATCCCGGAAACCTAGGAAACTATACCTCAGCAATACAAGATCTGGTTGAAGCCCTTCGTGAACTTAATGAAGAGCTAAAAGAAGGCGATGTTGGACCATTCGGTGGACGCAGTGGTCCCAATCTGGGCGACCTAATTCAGAACATAAATAACACTAGCACAGCAAGTTCAGAAGGCATGGACAGAGTATCCACGCTGCTAAACGAACTACTGACAGTAATCAGAAGCGACACTGAAATATCGCGGAAAATTGAAAAGAACACACGTTCGATCCAGACAACTAACTTGGTCAGAAACCCCAGCTCATTCTAACAGGAAACAGATTTAAATGTCTTGGAAGAAGCACTTTTCTCCAGTAAATGCCAAAAATAATGTTGATGGTGTAAATTCGCCGTTCAGCAACGCCAGTTCTGGACGAGCAGGTCCAGCTTCAGCTAACTATTCCAGCTTCCTGCCAGACGTTTATGCCGGTGCACCAAACCGCATTGACCGGTATGGTCAGTATAATGTGATGGACCAGGATTCAGAAGTTAACGCAGCCCTTGATATCCTAGCTGAATTCTGCACCCAGAAAAACCACACAAACGGTTCTCCATTTTCTGTTGAATATCGCAAAGCATCAACAAACGCTGAAGTCAATATCATCAAGCAATACCTCCAGCAGTGGAGCAAGCTCCAGAAGTTTGAAACTCGAATGTTCAGGATCATGAGGAACATCTTCAAGTATGGAGACCAGTTCTTCATTCGTGATCCTGAAACTTACAAGTGGCTTCATGTTGATCCAGCAAACGTCACATCGGTAATCGTCAACGAAAGTGAAGGTAAGATTCCGGTTCAGTATAAGATTCAGAATATTAACTTCAACTTCGTCCATGGGATTGCAACAACTCCTCATGAAACCAGCAACACTCGTGGACCTGTTGGTATCCAATATACTCCACCTGGTGGTTCTGCAACCACGTCAGGACAGCCAGTGAATAGTTCATTCACTGCAAGTCGTTTCAGTAATGGTCAGGATGAGTATGTAATTGACGCAGAGCATGTTATTCATCTTAGCTTGTCTGAAGGATTGGATAACAACTTCCCATTCGGCTCAAGCCTACTGGAAACGATCTACAAGGTATATAAGCAGAAAGAACTCCTTGAAGATGCCATCATCATCTACCGTGTCCAACGTGCTCCAGAACGCCGGGTCTTTTACGTTGACGTGGGTAATATGCCCCCTCACCTGGCAATGTCATTCGTTGAACGGGTGAAGACTGAGATCCACCAGCGCCGTATTCCAAGTTCTACTGGTGGTGGACAGAACCTTATTGACAGTTCGTATAATCCACTTGGCATCACTGAGGATTATTTCTTTCCGGCTTCTGCCGAGGGGCGTGGGTCAAAAGTTGAGACACTCCCCGGTGGCTGTTTTGCCATGGACACAAACGTATCACTTCTTGATGGCAGGGAACTCTCCATTCGTGAAATCGAAGAGGAGATGAATGATGGTAAAACTCTCTGGACATATTCATGCGAACCTAAGACTGGCAAAGTTGTTCCTGGTCTAATTTCATGGGCGGGTGTCACCCAAGAGTCAGCCCAAGTAATGAAGTTGACTCTAGACAATGGTGAGGAGATCATCTGTACCCCTGATCACAAGTTCCCACAATACGGAGAAGATTTTAAAGAAGCTAGGGATTTTGAAGTTGGTGACAGTTTGATCGAGTCAGAAACAAGTACTTACACTTTCGAGTATGACGAAGAGAAGGACGAATGGACTTCAGATGGTATTGAAAATGAAGGTGACGTGAAGATTTCCGATATTGAATATTTGGATGATCCAATTCAAGTCGGAACCCTGACTATTGACCAGGATGAAGTATACCACGACTACCACACATTTGCTCTGGCAGTTGGTGTATTCACCAAAAACTCGCAGATTGGTGAGATTGATGATCTCCAATACTTCACAAACAAACTGGTACGTGGTCTGCGTATTCCTTCCAGTTACCTACCAACAGGTGCTGACGATTCATCCAGTCAGTTTAACGATGGCAGGGTGGGAACCGCATATATCCAGGAACTGCGATTCAACACATATTGTGAACGGCTACAGTCCCTAGTAACTGAAGAGTTCGACCAGGAATTCAAACGATTCCTCCTAGGAAAGGGAGTGAACATTGACACGTCAATGTTTGAGTTGAAGTTTCATCCTCCCCAGAACTTTGCAGCTTACCGTCAGAGTGAAGTTGACAACGCACGAGTTGGCACATACTCACAAATGCAGGCGATCCCGTTCATCTCCAATCGCTTCGCACTCAAGCGTTTCCTGGGTCTCACTGAAGAAGAGATTGCGGAAAACGAGCGCCTGTGGCTTGAAGAGAACGAAGACGACGTAAATGTCGGAAACGATCCATCTGCTGAGATGCGTGACGCTGGTGTGTCGGCAGCCGGTATTGAGAGTGATCTTGGAAATCTTGAAGACGAGATGGACATGGGTGAAGAGCCAATGGACGGTGGAAACCTAGACGATATTGAAACTACAACTGATCAGACAGTTGGACCATCAGGGAGTGGACAAGGACAGTAATTATGATTCTACGTGAATTCTTCTACAAAGACGAAGAGACTGGTGAATTTGACGATGACAAGCGGTATGATCCCGTTCATGACAAATTGTCAACACTTGAACGCGGTGACACCCGCAAAACCAGACTCAGCCTCAAACAGATCAATCGTGTTCGGCGTGCTAGTGAAGCACAAGAAAAAGAGCGCAGAAAAGAACTTGATTCAGTAAAACGCATGTATTCAGCGGCGAGCAATTCAGAAGAAGGATTGTAAATGTCCACGGCTTTTGTCATTGGAAATGGGGTCAGCAGGACGCCGGTCCCCATTGAACGACTGAAAGATCATGGGACAGTGTATGGATGCAATGCCCTGTATCGTGATTTTACTCCTGATCATCTGGTTGCAGTTGATGAAAAGATGCTGAAGGAACTGGATAAGACTGAATGTTCTTGTCCCATCTGGACATATTATAAAGATCACAGGAAGAAGAAGCCATATCAATTCTTCCCTGAAAAACTTGGATGGAGTTCAGGTCCCAGTGCTTTAAACTTATCCACCATTCATGGTCACTCCGTGGTGTACATCTTGGGCTTTGACTATTCAGGTATCGACCGAAAGATAAATAATATATATGCCGGAACCAATAATTACCGTGGAAAGGACAGCATTCCAACCTACTACAGAAATTGGTTATGGCAGACCCAGAAAGTTATCGGGGACAATCCAGAAGTGAAATTCATTCGCGTGATTGACGAAAACTGTCTGGGACCAAACAGTTTTAGTGGTCTGGGCAATCTCAGCCATGAATCTGTAAGTAGCTTCCTGGAAAAGGTTCAAAACGGGCGATTTTGAGCCCTTTTCTGGGTGGTTTTATAAACTACGCATAAATACTGTATATAAACGGTTCAATGTAAGAGCGATTACGGGAGTTTACAATGGCTGATATGAACAAGTTCGAAGAAATGCTTGAGCGTCTTATTAACGAAGACCGCCAGGGCGCAGAAGAACTATTCCACGATATCGTGGTTGAGAAATCACGTAGCATCTACGAATCTCTTCTGGATGACGAAGAGTCCGAATACGACTTCGAAGAAGCTGAAGATGTTGGTGGCGATGCAACTGACGATCTGATGCGTGATCTTGGTCTTGAAGACGAAGGCGAAGAAGATGATTCAGAAGTTGACATGGATCTCGACGTTGACGCAGAAGGCGAAGACGACGAGGAAATGGAAGACCGCGTTGAAGATCTAGAAGACGCCCTCGACGATCTCCGTGCTGAATTCGAAAAACTAATGGCTGACGAAGACGGCGAAGAGGAAGATTCCGAAGAAGACGAAGAGTGGGATGACGAGTCTGAAGAGTCTGACGAAGAAGATTCCGAAGAGGATGAAGACGAAGAGCAGACAGACGGCGAGCAAATGCGCGAGTACGTTGAAAAGGTTGCTCCTGCCAAGATGGGCGACAGTGGTTCCAACACTAAGTCCGCTGTAGCCGGCAAGAACGACATGGGCGGCACCACTGACAACATCGCACGCGATGACACTGAAGAAGGCGGCGCAAAAGTCAAGCAGCCCAAGACCCACGATGCAGGCAACGTCAACAAGCCAGGCGCCAAAGCATCCAAGAGCCTCAAGAGCCAGAATACTGGTCATGGCGCTGAGAAGAAGGGTGCAGGCGAAGGTGCTGACAACAAAACCTCTACCGTTGGCTCCAAAAAGCAGAAGTAAGACACGCTAAATACATATAGCACGCAAGGAGTCGCAATGAGAAAGGTACTACAAGAATTTCTTCCACAGGCACAGAGCAACTATGTTGTTGAAGCCAAAGAAGAATTCGATTCTCAAGGTAATAAGAATGGTAAGAGTCTGTACCTCTCTGGTATTTGCATCCAAGGTGGTATTAGGAACGCCAATCAGCGTGTCTATCCAGTAAATGAAATTCAGCGTGCGGTTGACCATGTTAAAGAACAACTGTCAATGGGTTATTCAGTAGTGGGTGAAGCAGATCACCCACAGGGTCTGAATATTAACCTTGACCGTGTGAGTCACATGATCACTGACATGTGGGTTAACGGCAGTGATGGTTATGGTAAGATGAAAATCCTGCCAACCCCCATGGGTCAACTGGTACAGACTATGCTGGAGAGCGGGGTTAAGTTGGGCGTCAGCTCACGTGGTTCAGGCAATGTTAAAGAAGATGGCAGCGGTGAAGTTTCAGACTTTGAGATCATCACAGTTGATGTTGTTGCCCAGCCAAGTGCTCCTGGTGCGTATCCAACACCAATTTACGAACACCTGATGAATACCCGAGGTGGAATGAAGGCTTTTGAAGTGGCTCAGGCGACACGCAATGATCCACGTGCCCAAAAGTACCTCAAAGAATCGTTGATAAATATTATCAACAAGCTCCAGTGAACTAGGAGAACGATATGATCGATGCACTGAAGAATCTCTTTGAAAACGATGTTGTTTCCGAAGATGTCAGGGCACAAATCGAAGAGGCTTGGGAAGCTAAGGTCAAGGAGAACAAGCAACAGGCAGTTGCTGAACTCCGTGAAGAGTTTGCTCAGAAGTATGAATACGACAAGCAAACCATGGTGGAAGCCATTGACCAGATGCTATCCGAGCGCCTAGCAGAAGAGATCCAGGAATTTTCCGAAGATCGTCGTCAGCTCTCAGAAGCCAAAGCAAAATACGCCAAGGCAATGCGTGAGAACGCTGAACTACTGCAAGGCTTTGTGGTTGAACAACTACAAACTGAAATCGAAGAACTGCGCCAAGATAAAAAGGCTATGGAAGCTAAGCAATCCAAGCTGGAAGATTTTGTCGTGGAAGCCCTGTCCAAGGAAATCTCGGAGTTTTACGAGGACAAGAAAGACCTCACGGAAACAAAAGTCCGTCTGGTAAGTGAAGCAAAGTCTCAACTTGATAAGGCTAAAAAGTCTTTCATCAAGAAGAGCGCCCAAGCAGTTTCAGAGACTGTGGATTCTGCACTACGCGGTGAAATCGCGCAACTGCATGAAGACATTGAAGCTGCACGGAGAAACGACTTCGGTCGTAAAATCTTCGAGGCGTTCGCAGCCGAATACAGCACTTCCATGCTAAATGAGAAGGGTGAAGTTGCACGTCTTATGAAGGTACTGTCCACTAAGGACCAGCAACTTGCTGAAGCGAAGGCTCAAGAAGCCCGAGCACGGAAACTGGCTGAGTCAGTAAAGCACGAAAAGCAACAACTGACTGAATCAGTACGCCGTAAAGAAATCATCGATGATCTAACAGGTGCCCTCGGACGCCATGAACGTGAGATCATGATGGACTTGCTTGAGACGGTTCAAACAGATCGACTTCAAGTTCAATTCAACAAATATCTTCCAAGTGTTATCGGCGGTGAGAAACAGCAGAGCAAGAAGGCTCTTACTGAATCCACTGAAGTAACCGGTAACCGCGAAGCACATCAAACTACTGACGACTCAAACGTTGTTGACCTACGTCGTCTAGCTGGATTAAATTAAGGAGAATATGATGTCAGAACTACTAGAAAGTCGCTGGCAAGAGACGAAGACTGCCCTTCTGGAAGGTCTTCAGGGTAACAAGCGCAGTGTAATGGCAACCACCCTGGAAAACACCCGCAAGTATCTTGCAGAAAGTGCAACTGCTGGTGCCACCAGTGCTGGTAACGTGGCAACCCTCAACCGTGTAATTCTACCGGTTATCCGCCGTGTTATGCCAACTGTTATCGCTAACGAGCTAGTTGGTGTTCAGCCAATGACTGGTCCTGTTGGTCAGATCCACACCCTACGTGTTCGCTATTCCGACACTGTTGGCGGTGCTACTCCAACCAACGCCGGTGAAGAAGCTCTCAGCCCATTCAAGATTGCTGAGCAGTATTCCGGTAACGAAGGCGATCCCGGTCGTCCTGCTCCAACTAGCCAACTCGAAGGTGAGGCTGGTAACCGTCTAAGCATCCAGATCCTCAAGCAGACTGTTGAAGCCAAGACTCGTAAGCTCAGCGCCCGCTGGACTTTCGAAGCTGCTCAGGACGCACAGTCACAGCATGGCATTGATGTTGAAGCTGAGATTATGGCTGCCCTGGCTCAGGAAATCACCGCAGAAATCGATCAGGAGATCCTAACCTCCCTGAACGCTCTGGCTGGTACTCCTGCTGAAACCTACGACCAGGCTGCTGTTTCCGGTACTGCTACCTTCGTTGGTGATGAGCACGCTGCACTGGCTGTTCAGATCAACCGCGTTAGCA